GGAAGATTCACTATTAAAGAAATAGTAGATGCCACTAATGATCTACTTCGAGATCACCGATAGACCATCCCAATTCTTGGGTACTCTTTAAACGCTGACAATTGGCACATATAGTCTTTAAATTGTACTCAGATACATTATTTAGGTTTCCGTCCACATGATACACATCAAGTTGCTCTTTGACCGATGCCTTAAATCCACATAACTCACACCTTCTTTTTTTAGTGTATCCTGCTAATTGCCACTTGGTAAATTTATCAGTTTTTAAATTCTTTTTTTTACGTATACAACTATCACACTCAGATCTCCAATATATTTTAGTACCTTTTCTGTAGCCGTATGATCTGGGTTTGATATTACAGGTTTTACAAAGTGGACGTTTCATATTGTATATTTACGTTCCCTATATAGGTACCTTTATTTCGTGTAGTTTTAAACGTTTTTAACTAAAAACCAATAAATACATTCAGTTACACTTGCAAGGAGAACAAAATATGGCATTAACATCACCAGGAGTAGAAGTTTCAGTTATAAATGAAAGTTTTTACGTACCAGCAGATGCGGGTACAACTCCACTATTAATAGTAGCGACAGCACAAGACAAATTAAATGGAGCAGGAACTAGTACTGCGGTTGGAACACAAACTGCCAACGCAAACACAGTTTACCTAGTATCGTCACAAAGAGAATTAACAGAAACATTTGGTGATCCAAAATTTTATAGTGATTCATCAGGAAATGCATTAAACGGTTACGAAATAAATGAATACGGATTACAAGCCGCTTATTCATTTTTAGGAGTGGCCAACAGAGCATTTGTATTAAGAGCAAACGTAAATTTATCAGAACTTATCGGTTCTGCAACAGCACCAACATCTAAACCAAACAACGGAACATATTGGTTCGACCTAACATCAAATGTCCCTGGTTTATTTGAGTGGAATAATACAAACTCAACTTTTACAGCAATCTCTCCAATCTACATAACATCAGTTGATGATTTAGTTGGCGGAGTTTCAACAGGTGCACCAAAAACGTCAATTGGTACAATCGGTTCTTATGCAATTAATACAACTCATGTAACTAACAAAACTTATTATAAAACATCCGGCAATGCTTGGGTGCAAATTGGATCTAGTGCTTGGAGCACAGCCATTGGTGCGAATGCATCATTTGTACAGTCTCCACACACATCTATTCCACAATGGAAAACAGCAGGTAACATTCCAACTGGTTCTGTTTGGTTTAAGACTACCACTCCAAACTCTGGTGCTGACGTAAGTGTAAAACTTTACAACAGTGCATCAGATTCTTGGTCAGTAGTTGATGCTCCTCTTTATGCAAATAACCACGCGGCGATTTATGGACTTGATCCTATAAATGGCGGAACTGGCATTTCAGCAGGAACACTTTACACACAATACAATGTAGGCGAACAATCAACATTGGGTGCATTTGATGTAACTCCAAAATTACAAGACTTCCAAATTTTTAGATACGAAGGTGGAGCAACAACAATTACTTCTAATAATACAACACCATCATTCACTAGCGGAAACACTTTTGCAATACAAGAATCAAGAAAAGCATCGGGTTCTCTAGCAGGCTGGGACGGTTCAACTGTGGTCAGTCTAGGTGGAACTAGTGCAGACGATTTTGTTGCGGCGGTAAATGGTGCTGGATTAACTAACATTTCAGCAGAAAAACTTTCAACTGGTGCAATCAAAATGACACACGCACTTGGCGGCGAATTTAGAATGTGGCAAATAACAGGAACTGCTCTAGATGATGCAGGTTTTGGTGTTGCTAATGGACACGCATATGGAACATACACAGCAAATTCATCAACACTAGTTGATAATTTATACGATGCTCCGGCAGGTTACACTGAAGATTCAACACAACCAGCAATGGTAGTTGCTTCAAATTGGAAACGTTTATCATATGTTGCATCAACATCGGCTCCGACAAACGAGCCAGCAGATGGTACATTATGGTACAACACAAACTTAGAAGCAGATATCATGGTTCACAACGGAACAACATGGGTTGGCTACTTGGACAGCACGTCTCCATATTACAATGCAGATGCGGCACAACAAACAGATCCAAATGGTCCGATCTTCTCAGCATCAGAACCAACTACACAATCAGATGCGACAGCATTAAAAATTGGTGATATTTGGATTGATACTAGCGACTTAGAAAACTATCCAAGAATTTATAGATATGAATCAACAGCAGACGGAAATGCTTTTGTATTAATTGATAACTCAGATCAAACTACTGGTGATGGTATAGTGTTTGCTGATGCCAGATCAAACACAGCGGCAACTAAATCAGACTCATCATCAACAGGTGGTGCACCATCTGATAGTTCGATCAAAGATCTTTTAAGTGATAACTTCTTAGATCCAGATGCACCAAATCCATCATTATATCCTCAAGGTATCTTATTGTTTAACACAAGAAGATCTGGATACAATGTTAAAGAATACAAAAACAATCATATTACAACTGCAAAATATCCTGGATCAGGATCTTCAGGTAAAGGTAACATCAGATATAACAGCAACGAATCAGTTTCTGGTTATTTCAAAGACAGATGGGTTACTAAATCGACTAACAGTGCCAACGGTTCTGGAACATTTGGAAGAAAAGCAGTTAGAAAAGTAATTACTGAACAAATAAAATCAGAGATTAACACTAACCAAGCAATCAGAGAAGATCAAAGAGGATTCAATGTTATTGCTTGTCCGGGATATCCTGAAGTTATTTCAGAAATGATTAATCTAAATACTGACAGAAATAATACAGCATTTATCGTAGGTGATACTCCGATGAGATTAGCAGGAACATCAACTGCTATTTCAAATTGGGCTAACAACACAGCAGTAGCATCAGATAACGGTGAAGATGGTCTTGTATCAAGTTCGGATTATTTAGGAGTATTTTATCCTTCAGGAAGAACTACATCTAACAATGGATCATCAATCGTTGTACCACCATCTCATATGATTTTGAGAACATTGGCAAATAATGATAATGTTGCGTTTCCATGGTTTGCACCAGCAGGTACAAGACGTGGTATCATCGACAATGCAACAGCGGTAGGATACATTAACTCAGCATCGGGAGAATTTGAAACAATCTCGTTGACAGAATCTGTTAGAGATTCAATGTTTACTGCAAAAATTAATCCAATTACATTCTTTTCAGGAACAGGAATAGTAAACTTTGGTAACTTAACTAAAACATCTAGTTCGTCTGCTTTAGATAGAATTAACGTTTCTAGATTAACAGTTTATCTAAGATCACAACTTGATAAACTTGCCAAACCTTTCATTTTTGAACCAAATGATGAATTGACTAGAAATGAAATTAAAGGATCGATCGAGTCTTTCTTATTAGAATTACTTGGACAAAGAGCACTATACGATTTCTTAGTAGTTTGTGACGAGACTAACAACACAGCAACTAGAATTGATAGAAATGAATTGTATGTGGATATTGCAATTGAACCAGTTAAATCGGTTGAATTTATTTACATACCTTTAAGAATCAAAAACACAGGGGAGATAGCAAACCTAGGTAACTAATCCTCGGTAAATAAAGGAGCAATATGGCAATTTCAACACTTTCAAAATTTACAGTACCATTAGCAAACGACCAGAGTTCGTCAACTCAAGGTTTGTTGATGCCGAAACTTCAATATAGATTTAGAGTAATTCTCGAAAACTTTGGAGTTTCTACACCTAGATCAGAAATTACTAAACAAGTAATGGATGTTACAAGACCAAATTTAACATTTGAAAACACAACACTTGATGTATATAACTCAAAAGTATACATTGCTGGTAAACACACTTGGGAACCAATCACTCTTACAATGAGAGATGACGTTAATAACTCAGTGTCTAAACTAGTAGGTGAACAAATTCAGAAACAATTTGATTTCTTTGAACAGGCTTCTGCCGCTTCAGGAATTGATTACAAATTCACAACTAGAATTGAAATGTTAGATGGTGGTAATGGAGCATCAACACCGGGTATATTAGAAACATTTGAGTTATATGGTTCGTTTGTTGAATCAGTAAACTATAATAGTTTGGCTTATAATACTTCAGAACCGGCAACTATTACACTATCAATTAGATACGACAATGCAGTACAAACACCACAAGGTACTGGAATCGGAACAGCATTAACAAGAACTATCGGTACATTAACAACCGGTGGTGGAAGATAATAGTTAACAATTTTCGCAATTATAAAGTAAAGAAAGCGCCTTTAACGGCGCTTTTTTTATGACCATAAATATACAAGTATGCCTAGTATTAATAATTTTTTAGAAGGATTCTCAAATGGTCTTCCAGGAATGAAAGACTATCGCCACGCAACAAGATTATATCTTGATAATAACTTTAAATTAGCACCAAAACAAAAATTTTTATTTCATGTTGTTTTTGATATAGACAATACTACTGTCGGGGGCCGACAATTTTCACAGGACGAAAAGTTTGCTCTCAATATGCTAGTTAAGACCTGTGAATTGCCAAAATATGATATGAACCTAGAAGAAAAAATTCAATATAACAAAAAAGTTTATGTGGGTACTAGAATTGTTTACAGACCGGTCACTATAAATTTTCACGACGACAATGCCGATACTGTTAATGCTTTTTGGAAAAGATACTACGAGTATAACATAGCAGATTCTCAAACAATACCGGTTGCGGGACAATACACATATACCAAAGACGATTTTTACAACACAAACAGAGTGGCAACACAGTACGGCATGGATAATGCTCAGCAGAGAGGAAAACCTTTGTTGAGAAGCATACAAATTTTTGCCATGCATCAAAAAAGATTTACTTCATTTTTATTAGTAAATCCTGTTATAGGATCTTTCAGTCATGATGATCTAGACAATGCAGACGGTGGCGGAATAATGGCAAACTCTATGCAAGTGTTTTACGAAACTGTTTTGTATGGTGCAGG